GGGTACATACATATCGCATGCGATAAGTGCTCCGTTTGCAGGAATGAATTCATTTTTAGCGTCAATCAGTGTTTGTGCTTGCGCGGCTTGGATGTCTACGTACTGTTGCTTGAATTGCGCGTAGTTTTGTTGCATGTCAGGTGGTAAAAACTGGAAATCTTGCTGTTTCATGCGTAAATCAAGCCTTTTTAACGCATAGGTTGAATCCACATTTGGGGTAGGACTAGGCATCTGTCCACGCTCTAAAGAGAGCATATCGTTAGTCGTAATGTCGTAATCTATCGTTAATTCTTGCGTTGCATCCTTCATGTTGCCAAAAGGCATATCGCGCAAGATCATACCAATCTGATCTTTAGATAATTGCGAACCTAAGTACTGCAATGCGTGTTGAAACACCATTTGCTTACCCATTTGCGACTCAATTGTCCCGTCCATCTCCACAACTTTAATCTGATGGTTAAGCGGACGCGTATTTTTGAACTCAGAGATATTAATTTGCTCAGATTTACCCACCGCAGTAATAACTGCATCGTCTGGCAAGTATTTTTTGGCTAAAGTTAAGTAAAGCTCCCAAAAATCTACTAAAAACTGCCCGAACTTCTCACCATACTGCCCGAACTTCGCTTTTTGCTTTAAAGACCTAAAAAGTAGTGCTTGCGGATCAAGATTTGCGGCTTGTTCTTGATTAATTTCTGAAATCATCAACACATCTTCCATCTCTGCAATGGTTGCGTTGATATACTCAAGGTATTGTCCGCCGTTTCTACCCTCTAGGATTTGCGGCGCTTGTCCTTGGAAGGTAATTCCTCTTACACCCGGTAGAAGCGCACCAGGGGCTAGTTTGGTGCCCGCTTGGTAGAGAATCTTATCGTCGCCAATAGTAACTTGGTGCATCGCCATGGAAGACGACGCGCGATTAATTTCTGCTTGAAAAGGACGCGCAACTTTTACAATTCCCCGTCCTCGTGGAGTTGTCTGGTACTGATCAAACCCAGCCCAAACGATAGGGAATATACCGTAAGGTAAAGGCCCTTCCTCGAGAATTCCCTCAGAGGTAGCAATATAATACCACCCTTCCGGGTAATCATAGCAGGGCTTATAGTAGAACTCACGTACCATAGTTTGATTCTTGACTTGTGTATAAGTGGTTTTTGTCGAATCAAATACAACATACGTCTCATCTTGGCTAGAGTGAATGGATTTAACCTTTTCTGCATCGTCCTTATAAATTGCTTTTAAGTGATCCACTGAAACCATCTTGCGAATAATCCAACACTCAGCTTCGCGCATTTCTTTTGCCGCAGCGTGCCGAAGTAAGTTCATCCCATAAATGCGCTCGAATACAAATCCACCTGAAAAAACAGGTCTTTTTTCATCCGGCATAGGAGTCATGCCGTCTTCTTCAAATAAAGAATTTCCTTCGTCATCCGTCGCCTGCTCGTAACCTTTTAGATCACCGGCATTCGGATCAAAGAAAATTTTTGCCGCAACTTCACCAATCCCCACAAAGTCACTGCAGTACTCGCGAACCTTTTCTGCAATTCTATAACGGTAGGCCGCATCTAGTTTTACCGCATGATTTAGCTCCGCAGATTTTTTATCCTGCATACTCGCTTCATCTTTTGGCACGATGGTAACATCGGGCGAATGCGATAAAATATTTGCAACATAGTGTCTTGCAATTTTATGGGTGTGATTTTTTGTGATGCGAAGTTTTTGGCTATCGTAGGAGTGACTACGCGGATCTCTTAAATTTGGCTGATCTTTAAATGATCTTTTGGAATAATGGGTGCCTTCAATGAGAAGTACGTTTGATCTGAATTCTGCAAATATATCTTTATCCGCAGACTCTGCTTCATCGTAGATCTTATTTAAATCACCAATGTCTTTCGTCTTCATTTATCGTCACCACTTGTTGTGAAGAGCCGTGTATGGCCGCATCAATTTCCGCATCTTCAAATGCTATGGGATCGTCGATAAGTAATTGTGCGTGCTGCAGTTCTTCTAAAGCTCGAAGATCTTGTACACCAAATTCTTGCTCGACTTTTTCCACAACTTGCGTTGGAGTGGTAACCGGTACATAAAGTTCTGGCAGGTCTAGTTTTCTTTGAGACCCTATAGTAAACGTTTCAGGAATTTCTCGATTAAAGGAAATTTCCAAATCGCCAATCGTCAAATCAGCGACATTATTAGTTTTGCATGTCTTAATGATACGGCAAATTTCTGTGGTAGTGAATCTTTTTTGAAATTTTTTTTCGATACTAGGTTCCATACTCTTCATTCCAAAAGTCAATGTCTTCGTTAAAATCGTCCCAACTGTCTTGTGTTTTCTTCTTCATCGTACCACGCCTCGCCTCAATCTCGAGTACCAAGTACTCCTCTGCAGATAACGGCCTACCCTCTTCCGGCTCCTTGTCAACTTCCTCAATAAAACCCTTTACCCCAGTAAAATCCCACGGTACCGATGTGCACGCATAGCGTAAAGCATCCGCAAAATCATCCTTGGCCTTCTGCTTTGCAGTGGTTTTATTTAACGTAAGAAGCTCCGCCCCAAGCGGCTGTAAACTCGCATCGTCAAAGATATGCAACATGTCGTTCTTAAAAAGCGTGTTAACAATATCTTCGCCAAGCTCGTGACTTTTTTTAGCAGGTACAAAACTCTCACCCTGCCGCGAAGCAATCGTAAAAAAATCCCGCGCCTGCTGATCATAAATTTGCAACGTGCATCTTGAGCTGCCGCGCATGTCCCTGAATTTATCAAGAATATCTGAAGACGTTGTGGATATACCATCCCCGCGCCAACCCTTGAACGCATAGGCATGCCTAAAATCCGGCGCAACCGCTAGAAATAATATAGCAGCAGGGTGACCATTCTCCCCACCCGAACCAATATCCACCGCCGCATAAATAGAACGGTCAGCAGTAATCTTGCAAGCTTTCTTAAAATGCCTTTCAGGAGAAAAGGCAGGAAACTTTCTGCCCGTTTCCTTGACAAACCGCCCGAACACCCTCCTGCGAACTTCTTGTGCTGTGGAACACGCAGCGATGACTTTTTTTATTCTATCGTCGGTCCACGGTGTCGGGGAACCATCATCATACTTTAAACAATCATACATGGAAATAGTTTGCTTAAACGCATCCGGAAAAGCTTCGGCATCCGTACCGACAGACTCCATCGCACGATACCAAAGCATCTCGCCCAAAGTCGCCGTAAATACCATGTCAAAATAACCATCCGTCGCAATTAACCTTGCAGTAAGCTCCGGATAATAATCAGCAGGCATCTCCTCATCCGCAAAAATTCCATGCACCGTTGCAGTCTGCAAGTTTACTAAGGCTTGCGAATAAAACTTAAACTGCAGTATCGAACCATTCTTCCAGTGGATCGCCTTGATGACACCCTTTTCCTTGTCTTCCTCCCACCCGTAATTTGCATCTATCTTAAAACCATTCCTCGGTAGAAACTCCGGAACCCACTTGTTGTTAAACTCCGCCGTTGCCACCTCTCCAGATGGATACATGTACCAAAACTGCGGACGAATGTTTTCATTTTCTGGCCATATGTGAGGCCATAACACAGGCCATAACTTTGGATTCGTACTACGCTCAATAGCCTTGCGAATAAGCGTTGAGGACTTAGAAATTTGATTCGCTGCACATAACAAATTCATCTTGTTGGATGAATTGTAAAAAGCCCGCGCCCATGCATACCACGGACGCCCATACAGATGCGGCAACCCATCTATGAATTGCCGTTTTTTCTCATGTATCTTCTGCTGCTGAAGAAGGAGCTGCCTCTTCTGCAAGGTAAGGTCCATCGGCTGTACGAGTATAGTACCCCTCTTTGACACTGGCAAAATTTTCTGCGGACTCGGCTGCGATAAGGGCGTCTTCTTGATTGCCATGATAACTCTCTACCTCGTACATGCCTGCTTTCATCCGGTCGATCTTGCGCTCCATCGCTTCGAGTTGAGCCATGCTCGCATCTGCAAGAAAAACATTATCCCCCGGTACATTTATGTTCATATTCTTTTGCTCGATTTGCATCTTTTGCGTAATCGCACCCTTCACACGCTGATCAAGCATCTGCACAATAGCTCGCATCTCAGAAATTAACCGCGTGTTCGGCACCTCTACCACCTTGGTAT